CCGCGTACTCGTAGTCGTATGCCACCCACGCATCGCCGAGCACCGCCCGGTCCGTCTCGCCGCGCACCGGCACCTCGCCACCAGCCTCGACGCGGACGATGGAGAAGGTGTCCGCACCGGTCAGCCCGGCAACATCGAGGCGCACGCGTGCCTCGGCCTCGACGTAGACGGCGGTGATGGTCGCGGCCATCAGCGGCGCGCTCCGAGCGCGGCGGCGAGGCGACGGTCGCGGCGGTCCACGTAGGTGTCCAGCTCCTCCAGGCCGATGACGGAACCGTGCACGACCACTCGGGCGTCCACCGGCTGCATCGGGGCGAGCGCACCCGAGGTGGCGAAGGTCGTGTCGAGGCTCGGCATGGCGGCGGTGAGCGCCTGCTGCGGCAGCTCGGCGTTGCGCTCCAGGCCGAGCGCGAAGCCGCGCATCGTGTCGGCTCCGATGCCGAAGAACACCTTCGACGGCGAGCCGATGCCGAGGATGCCCTTGACCGCGTTGACCGGTGCGAGCGCCACGTCCTTCGCCGTGTCCACGAGGTCACCCGCCATCGACTTGATGCCGCCGAGGAAGCCCTTGATCAAGTCCTTGCCCGCGTTCCACAACGTCTTGCCGAGGTCACCGACGTAGCCGACGATCCGCTTCGGGAGGTCGCGCACCCAGTTCCACACCGCCACGGCCGCGCTCACCAGCCCGCTGCGAAGCATGTTCATCATGCGCGATCCCAGCGACCGCAGCTGCTCGGGCAGCGAGGTGAGGAAGCCCATCACCTTGCCGGGCAGCTCGCGGAAGAAGCCGGTGATCTTGTCCCAGTTCCGCACGATCACGATGACCAGCTCGGACATGCCACCGGTCCACACCGCGAGGAGGATGCGGGCCACGACCGGTGCCCATTGCTTGATGAAGTCGAACGCCTTGGATATCGCCCCGGTGACCGCCTCCCACACCGCCACGGTGACGGACTTGATCGTGTCCCAGTTCTTGATGATGAGGAAGGCGAGCGCGGCCACGGCGGCACCGATGGCGATGAACGGGGCGGCGGCGGCGAGCGTCGCGACGGCGGCAGCGGCAGCGGACGCGGCCCAGGCGATGAAGGCGGGGACCACCACGGCGGCGATGCCGACACCGATGGCGAGGACGACCTCCTTGTTGTCGGCGAGCCAGGTAGCGAAGGACTCCAGCACCGGGAGGAGCCGCTTGAACGCGCCGAGCACGGCGTTGATCACTGGCAGGAGCGCCTGGCCGAGCTGGGCCTGGAAGTCCTTCCACTGGGCCGACACGATGCGGGCACTGTTCGCCTGCCCGTCGGCGGTGTTGGCGAAGTCGCCGGCGACCTTGTTCGACTGCTCCATGATGAGCGCCAACGCGGCCTGCGCCTCGGCGTTCTTGTCCACCTCGGAGGTGGAGTCGGCCAGGCCCATCTCGACGGCCTTCGCCTGCACCGACGCCTTGTCGAGCATGATGCCGAAGCGCCGCGCTGGCTCCGTCTCGCCGCGCAGCGCCGCGCCGAGCGCGGTGACGACCTCCTCGGGTTCGGCGTTGAACGCGGACCCGAGGTCGGCGGCGCGCGTGAGGAGGGTCTGCGTGGCGTCGGCGGCGTCCTGCGCCCCGAAGCCGAGGTTGCCGAGGAGCGCGCCGACGTTGCTCGCGGTCTGGCGGGCAACCGACTCGGCCATGCCGAGGTTCTCGGCGGCTCCAGCGAAGAAGGTGTCCATGCCCGCGGCGGCGTCGCCGAACACCAGCCCGGTCACGTTGACCGCTTCGTTGAGATCGGAGGCGGCGCTGACCGCGGACTTCAACTGATCGGCGATGGCCGCGCCCGCCAGCGCGCCCCCGGCAATCGCCGCCATCTTGCCGATGCCACCACCGAACGTGGAGGTCAGCGGACCTCTGACCTGCTTGTCGGTCTCGTCTTGCAGCCCGGTCCAGTCGCCCTTGACGACGAGGACGGCTTCACCCAGCTTCGCCGCCATCACTCACCTCCTCGCCGAGCAGTGCGGCCAGGCTCATGCGGTGTCCGGCTCGAGGAACGCGCCGCTCCCCCGGGCGCGGGACGTGCAGCGGCTTCAACCGCTTGCCCCCGGCGACGCGCACGACGACAGCGATCAGGGCGTGGAGCAGCTCGACGGTGACGGCGTGCAGCTCCAGCTCCTCGGTCCAGTGCTGCGCCGTAGCGCGCCGGTACGACGACTCGGGCGGCAGGTGGGCGATGAGCACCCACAGCCGCCGCGTGCCGAGCGCCTCCGGCCCCCAGCAGCACCGGTCGAGCCTCAGTCCGTAGAACCGCTGGAGGTCGGCGTCGAGCGCATCCCATTGCTCGGCGAGGGCTGCGACGACGCTGGCGATTCCCCCGGCGACAGCCCGTACGCCTCGCGGGCGATGGTCAGCACGTCATCGAGGGTGACGCTGGCGAGCTGCGCCGTGTCGAGCTGCTCACCGAACATGCCGCGGATCGCCTCCTGGAAGCGGCCCGCCATCATGTGCTCGGCAACGACGAGCGGCAGGTGCGCCGGCAGCCGGTACTCGCGGCCGTCGAGGACGACCTCGTGCTCCTCTAGCTGCGCCCGGCGCGCGTCGAGGTTGACGCGCGTCACGGCTATGCCGCCTTGGACGCGCTGCGCTGGCGGGATGCGAGGGCGACCGCACCAGCCCCGACGCCGACGATCTTCCACGGCGACTGGCCCGCGTTGTCGAGCACCTTGACGGTCACGTCGAGCAGCGCCGCCTCGTCGCCCTTGATGTTGATGTCGCCCAGCTCGGTGATCTTGACCCGCGACAGCCCCCAGCGCACGATCTTCGATCCCATGACGGCCTCGATGCCGAGCGCCATCGCGTCGTACGCCGCCTTCGCCGGGGCAGCGAACGAGGCGGGCGGGCCAGCGGTCCAGGTGCCGCCTCCGAACACCCACGTCAGCGTGTCCTCGTTCCATTGCATGAGCTGGAACTGGAACGACTGCGTGAGGGTCACGTCGGAGAAGATCGGCGCGTCGGCCTGCCACGCCATGATGTCAACCGTCTCCGAGTCGAACGAGCTCGTGACCGCGTCCTCGGACAAGTAGCCGAGGTCTACCCAGCCCGCGGGCCACGCGCCCACCGTGTCGGTGGGCGGCGAGGTGCCGACCGGGGCGAGGTACACACTTCCGGTAGTGCCGACGATCACTTCGTCGGGGTCGAGTGCCATCAGGCAACCTCCTGCATGACGCTCCGCACGAAGACGGAGACGGTGAACACGAACCGTGGAGTCGGCGGATTGCGCGTCTCGTCCGGCTCCCATGCGGGACCGGTGGTCAGCTCCACGCGTGTGATGTGACCGCTGCCCAGCTCGTAGCCGGGCGCGGCCCTGAGCACGCCGACGCAGCGGCGAGCCAGGTCATGCGCGACCCGCGACGCGTCCGCCACCTCGGGCGGAGCGAAGCAGGCCACGTCGAACGAAGCGATCTCCAGCACCGGCACCGGCACCGTCGCCTCCGAGCCACCGATGCGGGTCAGGCGCACCCACGGTGCCGAGGTGTCGCGCGGCGAGGAGAGCACCACGGGCACGCCCGTCAGCTCGGGCGCGGTGCGGAGCAGCTCGCGCACGAGCGCCAGCGCGTCGGCCAGCACGACGACGGGCTTCACCGGCTGCGCCCCAGCTTCATGCCCCCGCCCTCGACGGTGCGGCGGAACACCGCCCGCGGCGAGGAGCGGATCGAACCGAACTCGATCAGGTGCCAGCCCGGGCCGCTGTAGACGTTCGGGCCGCTGGCGGAGGTGCGCGCCTTCGTGCCCATGAACCCGCGGGGCATGGCGTTGGCGGCGCGCTTGGCAATCTCCGAGGCGACCAGCCCCAGCCCTCGCCGGACCATCGCGTCGCGCTCGATCTCGGTCGGGAACGTGCGGTTCGGCTTGAACTTCGCCCGCGTCATCCGACGACCTCGGTCAGTTGCAGCTCCCAGTGATGGTGCCGCTGGAGGAGTGGGTGCCAGGCGAGGTACGGCTCGCCGACGATCTCGAACCGTGCCCCGTCCACCTCCACCACGTCGTCACGCCCGACGACGAGGCTCGGGTCGGGCAACACGCACACCCACCCGGCGCGCACGGTGTCCTGACCGACGAGGTACTCGTCGCTCGTCTGCTGGTGGAGCTGGGCACGCAGCTCGACGCGCTCCCCATCGGCGAGCACGTCCTCGCCGTACGGGCCGCTACCCGCGCTGCGGGTGCGCCGCACGAGCGTCACCGGGCGCGTGCACAGCGTGAGCAGGCTCACGGCGTCAGCTCCTCGATGCTGTCGAGGTCGCGCTGCCACCAGTCGTACGGCCACGTCGGGCTGTGCATCGCCGAGGGTGTCAGCGTCGTGTACGCCCGGGTGCCGGTGGTGTAGCCGGGACCGGTGCACAGCCACGGCCCGAGGAGGGCGAGGTCGTCCTCGGTCGGCACCATGCCCGAGCTGGCGGCGGCGGCGTACTGGACGCGGTAGCCCGCCACCGCCTCCGAGGTGACGGCGCTCGGGTTCGTCGCCTGGCGGGCGACCATCGACGCCGCCACGTACGACACCGGCCCGGGTGTCGGCTCGGGTACGTCGCAGACGTAGAGGTCGAGCACACCCGACGCCATCTCGATCAGGACGTTGACGCGATCGGCGTCGAGGCTCTCCACGGGTACGCCGAGGAGCGCCGCCACCTGCTCGGGTGTGCAGTAGAGCCGCTGCGTGCTCGTCGGCTCGGTACCGAAGCCCGAGCTGTAGCCGGTGTCGAACGCGCTCATGCTCGTGCCTTCGTGGGCAACGGCTGCGGCTCCGATAGGAGGAGCTGGATGCTGACGGTCAGCGCGGCGTTGTTGCTCGGCGCGGTGCCGCTCAGACCGGACACGCTGACCGGGATGGTGCGGTAGGTGCCCTGATCGACGCTCGGCCCGGTCGGTGTGCAGCGCAGCTCGCGGCCGGTGGAGTCGCTCAGCACGATGGCACTGGCTTGCGACTCGTCGATGAACCCGAAGCCGAGCGTGGTGCCGTCGTCGGTGATCTCCGAGATACGGAGCACCGTGGCTCCACTGGTCCAGCCGGTGTCAGTGCCGACCTTGCCCGTGCCCGGGTCACCGCTCGTGCCCGTCGTCCACTTGTACGGGTGAGCCGCGGCCCGGGCGTGGGCGTAGTTGTAGAGGTCGGTGACGATGGTGCGAAGGTCGGCGGGGCTGATCTCGCCCGTCGTGTTGTCGGGCAGCAGCGCGAGCAGCTCGTCCAGCGTCACGGCAGTACGAGGAACCCGACTGCGAGGGCACCCACGGCGAAGGCGGCGAGGGTGGCCGCGTAGCGCACCGCCTGCGGCACGAGGTACGCGACCCCTGCCACGACGGCGACCACGACGGCCACCACCCACCACCACTCGGATGCGGTCACGAAGCCTTCTTCGTGCTCGACGCGGCCAGCCCAACCGGCGCGGTGCCGACGATGTGCGCCCATGGGTCCTTGTCGTCGATGCGCCCGATCACGGCTCCGACGCGCATGTAGGCGCGCATCGCCACGGAGTCCTCCTGGAACATCGAGTGGACGGTCGTGCCGTCGATCAGCGTCGCGTCGGTGCTCGTGTCGAACCGCAGGTCTTGGCGAACGCCGATGATCAGCTTCGTCCAGTCGCCGGTGAAGAACTCCACCGTGCCCGGCTCGAGAACGCCCGGCTGGGTGAAGCGGATCGGCAGCCCGTACAGCGTCTCGCCGCCCGCCTGCGTCACGTCGGGGATGTAGAGCGGCACACCCTGTGCCGAGCGCAGCCCGCGCAGCTTGCCGCGCACGCTCACGTCGGCGGCGTGACCGTTGGGCATGTACCCGTTGCCCTCCACCGTGGTCATCGCGTCGTTGACGGTCAGGCTGTAGTCGGCGGCGGCGGTCGTGGCGGTGCTGTTGGCGAGCACTCCGCCTACGGGGAAGCTGGCGGGTGCGCCGGTACCGAGGAGGATCGCCGCGTCGAGCACCTTCGCGATCGCCTCGGCGAGCAGCGGGCGCACGTTGTCCCACAAGGGGAACCCGGCGTCGTCAATGTACGCCTGCGGAACGGCGACGGTGCAGGCCAGCTCCTCGGCGGTCAGCTTGATCGCGGTGAAGTCCAGCGTGCCGAACGGCTTCTGCGCGCCGACCGGGTTGACGAACCCGGCCACCGGGCGAGCGCCAATCACCGGGATCGACGTGACGCCCGCGGGAATGTTCTGCACCCGCCCGAGGGCGAGCGCGACGGACTGCGTGTAGACGTTGCCGAGGAGCTGCGAGCTGACGCTCGACGGGATCAGGTCGGCAGTGATGACAGGCATATGCGCCTCCGGTTACGAGGTGTTCGGTTCCACCTCGCCCGGCCTCACGCCCCGTCAGCGAGCTGCGCCCGTCCTCACGACCCGACGACGCATATGCGGGTTATAGCACGGCGGGCTACTTGCGCCCGCGGACCATCTGGCGCAGGAAGTCGTCGGCGCTCTGCCCGGTGCCGCCGCTGTCGCGTGCTCCCGGGGGCACCCGAGCCGCTGCACCGTTGCTCGCACCACGGGCGAGGTAGGGCTTCGCCTTGACCAGCTCGTCCAGCGCCGCCTCGATCTGGCCCCGGTCGTAGGTGCCGTCGCCGTCGAGCAGCTCGCCGAGGTCGAGGAGCCGCACAGCATCCTGCGGGTCGGCAAGACGGGGCGCGGCCAGGCCACGCACCTCTGCCTCCAGCATCCGCTGTGCCAGCTCGGCCCGCACCCGTGCCGCGCCGCGCTCCTCGGCCTCGGCCAGCGCCCGTTCGTCGTCGGTCATCTTCGTCTTGCGGAGGTCGTCCAGCTCGCGCTGTGCCTTCTCCCGACGCTTGCGTTCGTCGGCGATGGCGGCACGGAGCTGGGACAGCTCGTCTCCGCCATCCTTGCGCTCCTCGCCGCCCTCGTCCTGGCGCTCCTCGCCGCTGGCCTGTTGCTCGGTCGTGGTCGTGTCGGTCGTCGTGGTGCCGTCGCCCTCAGCCATTCGTCGTCGTCTCCTCGGTCACATGCGGTGTCTGCGGTCCGATCTCCGAGGAGGTGGTGCCCTCCACGGCGAGCGCGTCGGCGGCGTCGGCGGTGCCTGCCTGCGGCACCTTCGCCGAGATGACCGCGCCCGGGTCGGCGTCATCGAAGATGGGCACCACGCCGCACGAGCAGTTCGTGTGCGCCGGTGCGAGGTCGGCCATGCCGTAGCGGTTCGTGGCGATGAGCCGACAGAACGCGCACGCTCCCGGCTCGGGCACACGCCGGTAGCCCTCCACGCCATCGGTGACCGCCATCGCCTGGCTCGAAGCGGCTCGCGACGCGAGTCCTACGTCGGTGCGGGCCAGTGACGCCGCCTGACGTGCGCCCTGCGCCACCGCCTCGCGGAAGCTGAGACCCTTGGACGCCGCCGTGCGGGCGGCGACCATCGGGCGCGTCCACTGCTCCACGTCGGTCACGTCGCGCAGCCCGGCGACCAGCTCGGCCAGCGGGGCCAGCTCCCCGACCGGGTGGCCGTAGAACGCGGCGAGGCTCTGCACGTAGCCCTGCGAGGCGAGCGCCGCACCCTCCCGGGTGGCCCGCGACAGCGGCACCGCCTCGGCCAGCCAGCGCGCCAGCACCTCGTCGTCCAGACCGTCCACGAGGCGCACGAACTCCGCCTCGAAGGTGTCGCCGGTGCGCTCGGCGAGGGTAGCCATGCGGTCGGTGTGCGAGCGTGCCAGCGCCGCGCCAGCCTGCTCGGCGACGCTAGGCACCGCTCACCGGTACGGGCGCGGGAGGAGCTGCAGCGGGCGCGAGGGCGGCGAGCACGGAGCTGGCGGCGTTCATCTGGCGCATCCGCTCCACCTCCTGCGGGGAGAACCCGGCGCGCTGCCACAGCACCTCGTTCGGCACGCCGATGGTGGACAGCTTGACGATGGCATCGACGTGCTCCGCCTCCGAGCGCGTCTCGAAGTCGGCCCACACGACCTCGGCCTGCACGTCCACCGCCTTCGCGTCGCCCTGGATGGCGAACGCCAGGCGGAGCACCTCCTCCCATGACTCACCGATGTGCCCGGCGCGGTGGCGGACCTTCGCCACGAGGCCGGCCTCCGCCGCTTTCAGCGCGTCGCCCGAGGCGTTGACGATGGAGCCGAGGAGGTAGTGCGGCGGTGTGTGTGTGATCGCGGCGAGGTGCTGCACGTCGGCCTCGACGGACTTGATGTAGCCGGTCAGGTCCGACTCGGAGAACTCCCCGAAGCGCACGTTCGCATCCTCGGCTACCCACAGCCTGTCCACAGCCACGTTGAACGGGGAGCTGACCGTCTCCTCGCCGGTCACCGGGTCCGTGCTCGTCGGCAGCACCAGCCCGGTCACGTACTTCTGGCGGAAGGCGGCGTACTCCGACGCCATCATCCGGTTCAGCAGCGTCGTGTTGATCCGGTCCTGGAGGTCGATCACTCCGCCGTCCAGCTCGGACCAGCCCGGCCCGAGCGTGCGCGGCCACGGGCGCAGCTCGACCATCGGCACCACGCCGAGCACGTTCGGGGACTCCACGTCGGCGGTCCAGTCCGCGGCGCGGATCGCCTCCAGCGCCGTGTCCACGTTGCCGTCGCTGAGCGCCTTCGTCGGCGTGCTCCAGCTCCACAGCCCGTCCGGTGTGATGAGCCACGCCCAGCGCAGCTCGGAGATCGGGTCCACCCACGTCTTCAGCGCGGCGAGCCGCTGGCGGCGACGCCCCGGGTCGTAGGCGATGGTGCATTGCAGCGGGTGCTCGATGGAGACGTTGACGCCGACCGGTGACTCCTCGTCGGGCTGGACGAGCACGAACGAGCTGCCGGTGACCAGCGCGTCGTTCTGCGCCAGCTCGTGGTCGGCGTCGAGTCCGTTCGCCTGCCAGATGAGCCACGCGTCGTCGTCGCCCTTCTCCGAGCCACCGAAGCGGAACCCGACGACGCGCAGCCGCTCGGCCACCGCGTCCACGATCAGGCGGCACCAGTTCGTGCGGCACTGGCCGAGCAGGCGGCGGTACGCCTCCTGCGCCTGGCGCGGCGCGCGCGGCAGGGTGTGGTCGCCGCCGTAGTACGCCATCCGGGTCGCGATGTGGGGGCGCTCGTGGGCCAGCTTCGCCAGCAGCAGGTCACGCCACGAGGAGGGCACGTCCTCGGCCATCGGCTCACAGCATGACACGCATATGCCCCACCGTGGAGGAGCATCCTCGCCGGGCGTGTGGACGGTGGCATACCGTGAGCCTCGGCAGGTGTGCGGGCGGTACAACCGGTCCCATTACAACGCTGATATGGGGGGAAGCAACCGGACCCGCCCGCACTCCTCCGTCACCTCTACGCTGCCGGGTCATATGTCGCGCCTGCCGACCGGCGCTCGGAAGTCGTGCGACCGCTGCGAGCGTCGTGGCCCGCACCTCTGCCAGCCTCGGGCGCAGCGCGTCGTTGATGTGTTCGAGCGCCTCCTCGTGCACACGAAAGGACGCTGGAGCCGTGCGCCGTTCCTGCTCCACGACTGGCAGGAGCACGAGATCATCCGCCAGGTGTTCGGGTGGGTGGAGTGGTCGCCCGAAGCTCTGCGGTGGGTGCGCCGCTACCGGATCGCCTGGCTGGAGGTGGCGCGCAAGAACGGCAAGTCCGAGCTGCTCGCCGGCATCGCGCTCGTGCTCCTCGTGGC